CCGATGCCCTCATAGGAGGGCGTGAACTCGGCGTCGGCCATTACGCTGCTTCGCCGGGGATGAACGGTGACGGTGGCGGGACGATCGGCATGTGCTGGCAGTCGCACCACCGGCTGGACCGGTGAATGCCGGTGCCGTCCCGGCACACTTCTGGGCGATGGCCAGGGACCTTGCATGGTTCGCAGATCATGGACGTCTCCGTTCCGGGCTAGCCGGTGACGAGAAGCAGCCGGATTTCCATGGGAGCCGTGGATCCGGTAAACGGGGAGGACCAGGACTGGGTCACGCCGTCGACGTCGTAGATGACGCCGTTGACGCGCATTTGATCGGTCACGAGAATGTCCGAGCCCGGCGGGGCCCATACGTTCAAGCCGTCATATACCTGGTCACGGTCCTGCAATTCCTCCATCGGCGTCCGTAGTGAGGTACGTGACGCCCTGGGCGCCGTAATGCATCCCGGAATGTCGAACTCGATGAGGGCACTGGGGATATCATTGCCGTACAGGTCACGGGTGATGCCGCCGGCACGGATTACCGTGAGAGTCTCTCCGTGCGTGAACACCTAGACTCCCGGACGGATTCGCGTCTGCCCATACGGGCGCCGGTAATCCTTTAGGTCGTCCTTATCGGCCTGCGTCATCGTCACCGCGATGCCGAGACTCGGCGCGGACAATTGGTAGGAGTACGGGCCGAGTGTTTCCGCGGAAACCCCGCCCGACATTGTCGGAGCGCTGATCGTCCGCATCACCATGGCACAGATGACAGCCACAACCGTGTCCGGAACTGTCGCGTACCCGTGCGTGTACGTCACTTGATATGTGTCGGGATATCCATCCTCATCCCACCAGATCTCCGGCAGATTGATAACGAAATTCCCTGGGCCGAGAACGATGAGGTCCAAGCCATCCCACAGCCAGTCGAACAATGTGAGATTGGGCAGGAAATTGCCGCCCATCGCGACTACCGAGCTGACCGATTGAACGGGTCGCTGCGGGAGCCGGATCTCACCATCGACGCCGCGCAGAATGACGACGTCGTCAGCGACAGGGAGGAAATCCTGGCGGGTGTAGCGCGAAACCTTCGCGGACGCGTCGAGCAGGAGTGCGTTGGCGCGGAGCGTCTCGGCGTCGGTCAGGTCGCGACCGAGGCGTGCTTCCAGATCAGCGGCGAGCGCGAGCGCGACCATGGGCCATCTCCTCAACGGTCTGACGCCAGAGGGCGAGGTCGGCGGCCGGGTCGAGCTGGGCGGCGCGGATGCGCGCCTTGGCACTGGCGGCGTCCCATTCGGCGGGGTTGCCGAGCCGTCGCAGTTCGGTGGCCCAGGCGTCTACGTCCCCGGCCTGGGCGAAGATGCCGGCCGGGCCGAGCGATTCGAGCAGGCCAGCGGTGGGGGCGGCGATGACGGGGATGCCACTGGTCATGGCCTCGGTCCCGGTGCGTCCCCATGACTCGTGGGCCGAAGGCATGAGGAGGATGCGGGTACGGGCGTAGACCTCGTCGCGCATCCTGCCGGGGGCCAGGTGGTCGATGATCTCGACGTTGGGGAGAGTGCGGACGACCTGCTCGCCATAGGCGCCGCGGACACCCATGAACTCGACGTCACCGAATCGCTCGGCGAGGCCATAGAACGTGGAGGCGCCCTTGTCCTCAGAGAGGTTGATCAAGGTGACCCTGTCACCCGGCGTTGTGGTGTATTCGCGCGGGTCGACGGGTGGACGGATGACGATCGACCGGCCGGTATAGCCGGCGAAGGTGCGGGCCATCTGGTCGGAGTTGAACACGACCAGACTCGCTCCGCCGCGCTTGACATAGGAACTCGTATGTCCGTTGTCGTTGTGCAGGATCTGCGCAACGACAACGCCGTACATTTGGCCGATGGTGGTCGCCCGTGTCGTGTCGTCCAGGTGTGTGACGATGAGGCTCGCACCGGACAGGAACCGGAATGGATCGGTTTTGTCGCGATGTGGCCAGACATGGATCCCGTCCAGTTCGTACGGTTTCCCGGTGGCCCGGGAGAGAACGACGTCGACGTCGTGCCCGGCCGCCGCGAGCGCCCGGAGCAGGGCGTGGACCATGAGTTCCGAGCCCGCGCAGTGGTCGGGCGGGTAGTGCGAGACCATTCCCAGCACACGCATTCGTCACCCCTGACGGAATGGCTGGGAATGGTCGCTGTCTGCCCTTTGATTAGCTGGACGGGCCGCCGACCGGGGTCACGACTCCGAAGGGGAATCGGGTCGCCGAGTTCGGGGCCAGAGTGGTGACAGGATTGGACGTCGCGAACGCGAGCCTCATGGTCACACGAAGTGCAACCGAGTCCTGTTGCATAAGGTTGAGGACGACTTTGCCGTCACCATCGGAAATGACGCCCTGGTCGAAGATTTTCCAGGAAATGTCCTGGCGCATTCCGACGATGCACTTACTCCAGTCACCGGCGATAAGCTCCGCCTTGGTGGCGTCCCACGACCCGTTGATGACCTCGCTGAGCGGGTAACCGTAAAGATTCCCCGGCCCCGCACCATCCTGCATATTGGCCTGGTAAATCGGGATTCCCTGCTCGCTTCGCAGGCCGGTGAGACGCCACCGGAGACCCGGGCGAGACGCGAATCCATTGACGGCGAAACCGTCGGTCGCGATCATTTCATTGAGCAGGGTCACGTCGACGCCGAAGTCCGCGCCGGTCCCCTGGGTGATGGTGTTACCTGCGGCGATGGCCGAGTGGTAAACGTCGGCCGGCCATGAGGCGGGCTTGTCCACGCCGAAGATCCCGGCGGAGTCGATCTTGTGTCCGAGGGCCTCGACGATACGAGGCCGGACTTCGTCCCAGATCGGGACTTGAACATCGTCCAGATATGCTTCAGGAATCGGAACGATCACAGCTAGCTCTTCCGCGATAAGCGTGACGTTCTTCCACTCAACAGTCGTAGCCTGCTTCATTCCTGTGTCGCCCGCGACCCAGTAGGCGAGGGGCAGAACATCGAGCACGGGCTGACGCTGAGACTTGGTCGACATCTTCACTTGCGCTGCTCGCTGGAGCAGAAAAGAACTGGTCGGCATTTCCTCGATGATCTGCGCGCTCACCGGGGTGGGCACCAGCGGATCATCGGACGTCTGCCGGGTAATGGCATCGGTATAGTCGGGCATGGTAGTCACGGGGCATGCTCCTTCCAAAGCATGGCAGCAGCAGTTACCCCGGCCTCGTTAGAGGAGAATTCCGGATGCTGCGGTATTAGCTCCTTCGCCGTTGGGCGAAGGCGCGGAAAACGTCATTGGGGTCGGTCGAGGCGTCGCCACTCGGCCGTGCACCGGCCGTGAGACTCTCAATGGGCCGGGTCGGTGCAGGGGTTCTCACAGCGCCGTTGTCGGCCGCCGCCTGCGCCGCCGTACTGGCGGTGAGCTTCTCGGCGAGCAGCTTCGCTCGCGCGTCGATCTGCTTGTCGGTGCCCTCGCCCAGAAGGTCGACCAGCTCGGCGGGGATGTTGTGCGCGGCGGCTGCGATCAGCCGGGCGTTCGCGACCCGCATACTGGTTCCGGTCTTCTCCGCGGCCTCGGCGCGTTCGATCGCCTTTTGCAGCTCGGTTTTGTCGCGGTCGTCGAGTTCACGGAGGCGCTTGGTGGCGTCGGCGAGCTGCTTCTCCGCGTCCCGCCTGTGCTTGCGCTCAGCCATGAGGGCGCGCTTGCCGGACTCGCCAAGCTGCTCGTCCTTCTCGTCAGCCCCGGTCGTGTCCGTGGTCGTGGTCGTGGTCGTGGTGTCGGTAGTGCTGCCGGCCGATGCGGTCACGGCGTCGGCCAGCATTTGCTGTACCGCCGTGTCGTCGCCGGTGTCCGTAGAAGTGGTGGTGTCTTCTGTCGCTTCCGACGTCGCGCCGTCAGCCATAAGAGTTCCGTTCCTTGGGATGCGTGCCCGCCTCGCGCGGGCATGCCGAAGACCCGGCGAGTGAGGCCGGGTGGGAATGCGGTCAGAAAGTTCTGGTTATGAAGAGGCGCCGGGCTTGAGATTCCCCGAGGAGTCCCAGGTGTCAGGAATAGCGCTCGCCAGGTTCAGGGCCCGCGCGCGGCCGATGATGTACCTCCGGACCGTCGCGCGAGCGGCATCGGTGTCCGGCTTGACCCGGCCGACGGCTTTGATGGCCTTCTGGAGCTCGGCCCCGTTTCGGATCGGGAAACGGCCGCCTCTGTCCTGACCGGGAGCGGGGAGGGCCTGGCCCTTCTTCACGAGGTTCTTCATGTCGGCAGGACTGGCCACAGTGATCCTCCGGTTATTTAGCGGCACCGTTTGCGTTGGCCGTGGTCTTAGGCACTGGCGCGGACTGTCCGGCGACCATGTTGTTCACCGGAGTCGGCGCGGGAATGGCCGGATTGGCGCCCGGCCCGGTGCCGGGCTGTTGGCCAGCGGCACCGGGCTGGGGCTGTTGTGCGGCGAGCTGCGCAGCCAATTTCTTCGCAGCGTCCTTCCAGCGCACGACGTCCTGCTGAGTGACCCCGGGAATCATCTGCCACAGTTCCTGGGGCGGGACATCGAGCATCATCGCGAGCTTTCCCAGGGCGTCAGCGGTCGCGGCCAGGGAACGGGCCTCGGTGTCGCGCCAGACGACTTGGGATGACGTGTCGGCCCAGCCGGTGCTGTCACCGGACGCGTGCGCGGTCAGCCGAAGGGTCTGTTCATGGGATTCGCCAAACGAACTCTTCCGCTCCGCTATCTTCCGCTGAAGACCGCTCTCCGCGGCTGCAAGCGCCTCGGCAGACATATTGACCATCGAGCCGAGCAGGTAGTAGGGCGGGGTCTGGGACACCGACGCCATGTGCCGGATCGTGGCCTCGCGGGAGTTGATGTACGGATCAAGGGGCGTGGCACCGAATTCGCCGAATTTCGTTTCAGGATCCTCGGCAACGAACAATCTATTTACGGCCGAATTGAACGGCTCAATGGGCACGCCTTTCTCGTCCAGTGGCACGGACATACCTGTGGCCCAGCGTTGCCTATGAGCGCTATAAGATTGTGACATCAGCAAATTAAAGGTCGTCACATTGATCTGATCTTGCATTTCTATGAGCGGCTCGACCTCGCCGCGAATGTTCTCGTCGCCGTCCAGGTCATCACCGTTGAGGTATCGGACGACGGGACACACGCCGAGATCGTGCACTTCCACGCTGTCCAAAGACAGCCGGCCCTTCCCCGGAAGTTTCGCGATGAGCGTGTACCGTGCATAGTCGTCAATCAGAGAGATGACACGCCGGCGCTTGCCGGGCGCGACATTCTCGACGACTTCCTCGATCGCATACATCGGCCATTCGTCGTCGATCGGATCCGAATAGAAGGCGGTCATCCTGCGCGGCGATTTGGGGGTGATGACCGGCGCGGGCTTTCCGGGCATGACCAGCACATACGCCACGCCGTATTTCAAAACCGCTCGGTGCAGGCCGTGCTGGCGGGCGTCCATCTTGTTGGCCTGCCAAGTGGCCCACGACGCGGCATCCTTATCGCTCTTGATAGGCCGGTACCCATCGACATACAATCCCTGGGCGACGGCCGTGACAACGAGAGGGAGAATGTTGAGCTTCGCGCGCTGGATCAGCCAGCGGTATTCCTGGCGCGCCCCGCGCGGGACATAGACACTCGACGTCTCGTTACGCAGATAATTGGCGATGTGACGCAGACGCGGCTGTTCATCGGCGCGGATGAGGAGCAGTTTCGTGGCCGTGGTGATCGCGTCGTCGGCCGACATTTCACGGTCATCCGGTATGAACAGACCGGTGGGCGTCGTCACGGTGTACGGTCCCTCCTGGTCAGCCGAACCCGTAGACCCGCCGTGGCTTGTCCTTCTCGGCGGCCTTCTGATAACTCGCGGAAGCGAGCAGAAGCCGGCGCACCATACGGACACCGATCACACACACGGCCGCGTCGATTTTCCGTGACGAGTCCGGCGTCTGCTTGCTGATGGAGACACCGAAACGGTTCGACCGGCGGCGCGCATTCGTGACGTGTCGCGCGACCCGCGCATCACCGTCGTGGGTGAAACCGTGGTCGTTGATCTCGGTCGCGGTCAATTCAGCGGCGAGCGTGAAATCGTAGCTGTGGCTGCGCATATCCCATGCGATGGCCTGGGGATCTTTCCCGCCCGGGACGGCGTGAAGGACGAGGTCCTGGCCATAACGTTCCGGCCACGTCACCTTCGTGAAACCTTCCCATTCTTTGACGTCCGCAAAGAAGGCGAGGACATTCCAGGTGTCGAACATCCGCTCAACGGCGGCGTCGATTTCATGGACGGGCACGACCGATTCCGTGTCGTGAAAGGGGTCCGGTTCCCAGACGCCGATCGTGAACACATAACCATCACTGACGCGGCAGCCGATAAGTGCAGTCGCGTCCCGGGATTTCGACCCGTCGAAGAATGCGACGATGTCGTCACCATCGGCCATGACCTGCGTCGGGTCGGCGATCGCGGCCCACGCCTGCTGCGTCGTCCAAGCATCCTCGGCAGCCGTCGGCCAATTCAGGTACTTGCGTTTCGAATCGTCGGCTTGAGAGCGCGGGTCCCAAATCCGTTCGACGATCGGACGCAATTTTTGCCAAAAACAGTCGTCATAGACGAACTGAAGTGCGGCCATTAGCGAGGCCTCGTCCGTCATGTCCGTATCAGGCGGTGCGATTCGGGCGTCGTAAAGGATTTTCGACAGGCCCCGAGTGCGACCCTCTTCCTGGGCGAGCCACGCTTCATAGGACTTTTCGGCGACCGAACCAATGCCGGGCTGCCAGGCATTACAGGTTTCCAACATTCTATTGCCGGACTTGGTGAGATTGTCCGAAAGAGTGGCGGCTAGTTCCGGGCCGCCATTTGTTGGTTTCCAGTGTTCACATTCGTCAGCGACGCAAAAGCTCGCCTCTGCACCTTCGGCTGCCGTAGCCGAAGAAGTGATGATTTCGAGAGTGCCCTCGGGGGATTTGTAATATTTGGTTTTTCCCGGATCCAATTTATATTCGGCGACGATACGTGATCCCTTTGGCGCAAGGGCGCGGATCATTCGCATGGTGTTAGCAGTTTGACTTTCGGCCGTGGCTGCAATTTGTACAAGCGGCATATCGACGGGCTTACCTTTTACCCCACCCGGGAGATTGGGTACGAAATCGTCCAGTCGAACGGGCGCGCAAAGTTCGGCAAGAGCGAGGAGTCCGGCGAACGGACTTTTCCCGCTGCCTTTTGACAAACGGCGGACACCATGATGGTAAAGCCAATCCCCATTGGCGTCGAGGGCATACCACCAGAGCAAAAAGATTACCTGACTCTGCACGAACTCCCAGCGGAGCCCCGCGCGGGGGCCATTGGGATGACGCAGATATTTCCCTGCCCAGCGAACTACCTCCCAGCCAAGGGTAAATTCAGGAACGCCGGTCGGTAGTGTGACTAGCCGATCCGCAGGAGCCGTCAACGGAGTCCTCCCGAGGAAATGGACTCGCGATGGGAAACTCGTCTCCGTATCGAGCAAGGATTTCTTTAGCCCATGCGACCAGGTCTGTGACTCTCTGACCGCTTGGCTGACTGGTCAGCCAAAGCTCAAGGTTCTCGGGACGATTGTCATCACGAAGACCGTTGATATGGTGGACGTTCTCGTTACCAGTCAAGTAACGTCCAAGCACCTGCTCCATGACTAATCGATGTTCCGAGACCCAGCCGCCTTTAGTTTGAGCTGGGTGGCCCGGCGTCTTAATGTTGACATACCCTGCGTTTGTCTTTGTCTTGTCTCCGACAGAATGTCTCAATGTTTTTTCCGCGGATCCATGACGCCGCAAACGATTACGATGCTTCGCGCAATAGCCCGCGCTATAGGTCGGTTGATCGCAGTCCTCAGCACCACATTTCGGCGCATCGGAACGTCGGCGATACCAATAGGCGTAGTGGGCACGACACATATTGCGTGCAAAGAGCATCGTTTGCGGACAGTCCGGCTCTGAGCATTGGCCTATGCGCACCGATCAGTCCGTTCCTCATCCCGGCAGACATGGCGGGCGCGCTGTTCAACGACCAGGGCACGCATAGCGGCGGAGTCGTTCTGAGCGAGGTGGTAGCGGTGGACGAGCGCGAAGTTGGTGGTGTAGTGGACGCCTTCCTTCACCGCTGGTTCATGGGTGAGGGAATAGACACGACCGTGATGCCGGACCGGTTCAACGCCGAGGAGTGCGGTGTGGGCGCACCACCAGGCGGCGTCCTCGCCGCCCCAGCCGCGGAATCGTTCGTCTTGCCCGCCGTGCGCCCACCAGGTGGCCGGCATTGTGACGTAAACGCCACTGCACGCACCCTCGACAACGAGATGGTCACAGGCGTCGAGCGGGATCCCGGCACGGTATTGGACGCTCCCCAAGTCGCGGAGACTGCGGTACTCGGTGAATGGGAGATGCACCAGGCCGTCAGCGAACGCGCCCGCGACCGCGGCATTCAGCGGACGTAGTTCAGGAAGCGTGTCGGCGTCTCCGATGACGACCACGTCCGCGCCGCGTTCCTCAGCGAGCTGCACGCCGGCGTTACGGGCGGCGGCCAGGCTGAACGGCTCGCCAGGGGCATCGACGTTGACGATGTCGGCGTCGGGTAGCAGGTCGATGTAGCGCTCGGTGGTGTCGATGTGGGCGCGGATCCGGTCAGGTGTTGCGCGCCACGGGATGGCGACGACGATTCTCATGGAACACGGGGCCAGTGAGCGGGCAACGGGTGACGATGCGGGTTGAGTTCGAGGTCGTCATCGCTGTGGCGCCAGATCCATGTGTCGGCAACCGTGCAACGCCGGTTCGCAAATCCACAACCGTCGTCGAAGGTAACTGACTCGTCTTCGAAATGGCCGTTCTCGCGGGGAGTTCCCGGCGGGAACTGCGTGCCGCAGAAGGTGCAATGCCCCCAGCAGTCCCTGACATCGCCAGGCATCGCTACCCCCGGCCGAAGCTGGCGCGGAGAACCTCACACACCAGGATCATGGACTGATGAGGGGTAAAGCCGGCGTACAGGTAGCTCATGTACACCTCGTGGAGCTGTGTAACGCCAGCGGCGAGCTGAGTGACGGGGTCGACGGGCATGTCTGTTGGATCCATTTAGGAGTTCGCCTCTCCGATCAATATCCCTGGCCGACCCGTTCGTGGCCGATATGGGTGACGCGGGGCGCGTCGGAACGACGGCCCCAGTACGCGCCGCGTGCGGCCTTGTCGGCTTCGAAGAGGTCCCGGCCGAAGCGGGATTCAGACCATGCGCCTTCCGGCCACGGATAGGTGAACGTCCGTTTCGGGATCAGGGTCGGATTGCCGGTGAATCCGGCCCGGTGCTCGACCCAGAAGTGGCGGCCGTCAGTGTGCTCGGCGAAGACTTGGCCCTGTGCTTCGAGGGCCTCGATAAGGCCACCGTGAACGACTTCGTTGCCGAACCAAGGCTGGCGGAGCAGCGCGAGCTGAGTGAGGTGCGGCTGTTCGTCGAGGACCCGGGCGAGGCAGGTCAGGTCGACGTCAGCGTTGAACGTGAAGTCGTCCTCAAGGAGCAGGAAACTGTCGGCGTGCAGGTCGGCGGCGATGTCCCAGACGACGCGCATCGCCTTGGAGTAGCCGTGCTCGCCGTCGACATCGATCTGGGTGTTGCCGGTCGCGACGAACTCGACGTCGAGCCACTTCCCGTACGCGGGGTCGGGGGCGTCGTTGACGATTGTCATGGGGCCGGCGCCGGTCAGGTGTTCGATCGCGGATGCGATGGACAGGGTGATGCAGTCACGGCGGCCGTTGGTCAGGACGATGATCGGGATGGCCACGTCATCACCGGGTTTCGTTCCGCGATGAGGGCGCGCGTGGCGGCAGGGTCGCCGGTGGCTCGTGCGTACCGGTCGGCGAGCGCCCAGGTGGCGTCGGCCGGTGGGGACGTCGGATGCCACAGGTGGGTGATGATGCCCGGGTGTCGGCGCGTCGGGCCGAGCAGTGTTTCGGCCGCGCGGCTGAACGCGAGATCTTCAGCTCCCCAGCCGTGGAAGCGTTCGTCCATTCCGCCCGCGTCGAACCAGGCGGCGGGACGGATGACGAACACGCCGCCGAAGGACCAGAGCCAGTCCAGTTCGGCATCGCATTCGTCGGCCGGGCGACCCGCGAGGTACGCGGCGGTACCGGCTTCGGTCAATCCTCGGAACCGGGTGTAGGGGGTGTGAAGAACACCGTCGTTGTGAGCGGCGCGGATCGCGGCGAGTAGTGGTTCACGTTGCGGGATCGTGTCCGCGTCGCACACCACGACCACGTCTGCGTCGACGGCCTGGGCCACTCCAAGGTTGCGACTGCCGGCGCGGCTGAACAGCTCGCGGGACCGGTCATCGGCCTCGGTGTGGTCGGCGTCAGGGAGCATTTCGCGGAGTCGCGTCGTGACGTGCTCGTGGGCGCGGAGTCGTGCGGGGTCAGTGCCGCGCCAGGGGACGATGACGGTGACGTTCACGCGGCGGAGGCCAGGGCGCGGTGTACGCCCTCTTCGAGGGTGACCTTTGGGCGGTAGATCTCCAGCATCCGGGTCGGGTCGCCGACTCGGTAGTCGACGCCTTTCGGGGCGTCTGGGTGTCGCTCGAAGTCCGGGCTGTAACCGGCTTCCTTGGTGAGCATTGCGGCCAGGCCGTTGAGGGAGGTGCCGATGCCGGTCGCGATGTTCATCGGCTCGTCGACGCCCTCGCGTGCGGCAGCGAGGATGGCGCCGACGACGTCATCGACGTGAATCCAGTCACGGACCTGTTCGCCGTCGCCCCAGACGGTGAAGGGGTCGGCGCGTCGGCGGGCCCGTTCGCGGAATGCGCCGAACGGGAACGCCTCGGATTGGTCGGTGCCATATCCGGAGAAAGGCCGGACAACGGTTACGGCGCCGCCCTGGCGGCGGTAGGCGGCGGCGAGGTGCTCACCGGTGAGTTTCACCTGACCGTATATCGCGTCGGGGTGTTCGGGTGCATGGAGGTCGATATCGTCCTCACGAAGCCGGTACGGCGCCGCGCCGTCCTGGTAGGCGACTGGATAGGCGGCGGACGAGGAGATGTACACGACCCGGCCGGGCTTGGTTAGTGCCGCCCAGGCGAACATTTCCGCATCAAGGATCAGGTTGCGGGTGCCGACCGTGAGCGGGGCACCGTCAATGGCGAGCCGGTGTGGTGCGACGGCGGCGGCGTGAATGACGAGGTCGTAGTAATGGCTGGTGTCGGACCGGAAGAGCGGCAACACGTCGAAGCCCTCGACGACATCCATCGCTGTGACGTTGAGACGGCCGAGTGTGGCGACGAGATTGCGTCCAATGAACCCGGCACAGCCAGTGATGAGGATGTTCATCGGACCCCCCAGACGACCTGGAATCCGCCGGCATCGGCGTGCCGGACCACGTCAAAGCCGTTGCGTTCCAGGAGCGCCCGGTACCCGGCGCGGTCCCACGCCCAGGCGTGGTACTCGTAGTGGCACTCGTCGGTCTCCCACGCGGGGGACGACGCGATAAGGACATCGGCGTGCTCGGCGACGCGGCGGACGAAGGCATGCGGGTCGACGAGGTGTTCAAGCATTTCGGTGGCGATGGCGATGTCGCCCCAGTCGACGGGGCCGGTGAGGACGTCGCCCAGGCGCACGTCGACGCCGCGTTCGGCGGCACCGGCGATGTTGGACGGCTGAAGGTCGTAGCCCCAGGTGATGAGCCCGGAATATTCGAGCAGGGAAAGGAGTCCGCCGTCGCCGGCCCCGAGGTCCACGGCCGTAATTGCGTTACCGGCTGCGTGGGCGGCTTTGACCAGGTCGGCGGCCGTGTCCATACGCGCCCGGTGCGCGCCTTGTTCCAGGTGCGGGGCGCGGTCCCGCCTGGCGTACCAGGCGGGGGTGGTCCATTCGGGCACGGTGCCGGGCTCGAAGAGCTGCCACTCCATCAGAGCAGCGCCTTCAGTTTCGCGACGTCGGTCGCGAGGCCGTCAGCGGCCCATGTCCGGTATTTCTCTAGGTCCGCATCGTTTTGTGCTTCGGAGTTGCATTCGCGGTACGTGTCGTCCCAGTCACCTTTGCCGATTGCGGGGTGCAGGTGCTCGATGACAACGTCCGGCAAATAGGCGATACGGTCGATTCCGTGCCCAAGGTCGTACCATGCATTATCGCACCACAGATGCTCGAGACCGGCCGGGACCATATAACCGAGTGTCATAACAATGTCGGAGGTCATAGCGACGGCGGTCGGTAGCGCTTCACCGCGCAGCAGGTCGTCGCCGTAGACGATTCCCGTGCCGAGGTTCCGCAACTCCGCAACGAACCGCTCATTCCATCCGACGACTCGGGGCCTATGGTCGTCTCCCATGAACCCGAGCGCGTAATGGCGC